GGTTTTAAAGGAGAGAAGAATAGAGGCCTGTCAGTTTGACCCCACGGGCCGTTACCGCTCATACTGTCAGCAACCCATGCCCACATGCCAGTAGGCTCTCCTGCCCAAGCTGAGGCGTAAGGAAACCTATTTTCGTGATCTCCCGCGAACTCTGCGTAAGCTAGATTAAGTTGGCGTTGATTATTTATACATGCGGCCTGCCATCCGGTTTGTTTTGCAGAACTAAGAGCAGGAAGCAGAAGAGCAGCTAAAATCGCAATGATAGCTATAACAACCAGCAGCTCAATCAGTGTGAACCCTATGGTTGCTTTTCTCAAAGCCGCAGTCAGGGTTTTTATACGCATAAAAATCCATATACGTATTACACCATCTTCATAATATAGTTACTCTTTTCTCCAGCCGTCCTTATAAAGGATTCTGGCTAAAGTACTTGAGAATTTTCTGACCTCTGTCTCTGTCTTATCGAACCAAAACGCATGAGCAATTTCTTCGATAGTGACAGAGAGCTTTCTCCTAGGAGAGAGCCCCGGCCTAATCATAATTTTAGGGTTTCTGTATTCCGGACTCCAACACAAACCATCGGCATCGTCATAAGGGGGGTTCTTCCATAAAAGGGTATATTCCTTATTGGAGGCCGTTTTGAATTTTATCTTCTCCGACATATCTGCATTATATTACACAAGACCTCATAAAAGTATTCAATATTGCTTTTTTCTTAGTATTTATTGCATCGATGTGTATATAATTATAATATTATGAAAACTTATTGTCAATCCTGTGGGGCTTTAGCCGCCTACAAGGCTGGACATAAGCCCGCCTTCTGTTCTTCTTGCGGCTCCTCAATGGACAAAAAACAACAAAAACAGAAGAAAAGGAGAGAATCTGAAGATAGGGCCGAGGGGGCATATGAAGAAGAGGATATCGGGGAAGACGATATGCTCTATGTCCCTGATATATCTAAATTAGAGGTCGATATTAGGGGAGACTGGAAGCAGAAAGGTGAAACATTAGGGTCTATAATTCCACATGCCCCTGAACCTGAGGATGAATAAGGAAAAAGACAGAAGCGACAAAACTTTTGAAGATTGCATCTGTGAAATAAACGAAGAAATAAAAAAAAGAAAATCTAAATGGAAGCTAACTTCTATTTCTTGGATGGACTTTGATGATATTTCTCAAGTTTTAAGGCTGCATATATATAAAAAATGGGACATGTATGACCCAAGTAAGCCCTTGGCTCCTTGGCTTAATAGAATAATTACAAACCAAATCAAAAATCTTGTAAGAAACAATTATGGAAATTACGCCAAACCTTGTCTCAAATGTGCCGCCGCAGAAGGAGATGGTCTATGCGTAATATACGACAAACAAGGACCGGATTGCCCTTTATATTCGAATTGGGAAAAAAATAAAAAATCTGCACATGATATAAAAGTACCCATACCTTTAGATAATCACGATCATCTGATTGGTGTTCCTACGGGAGATAATTTCGATTTTGAGACTTCTATAAGGAAACTCAATAAAGTGCTTCCTAAATTTTTGAAGCCATTAGAATGGAAAGTTTATAAGTATCTTTTTGTGGACAACTTATCGGAAGAAGAGGTGGCCAAACTAATGGGCTACAAAACCTCCGAAAAGAACAGAAGCCCCGGATACAAACAAATCAAAAACATTAAAAAGTCTATCATAGTAAAGGTTAAAAAAATCATCTCGGAAGATAAAGCCGACATTATATAATGGAAGAAATCACTCTTAAAAAAGAACAAGAAGAAGCCATTCTCGATATGTGGAATAAGTGCTCAAAAGATAGCGCGCCTTCGCTTATAGAGCTAATACAAGACGCAGCAGGCTTTGAGGGAAGAGATGGAAGAAGCAAAGAAGGCAGAGCTGTTAAAAAGTTTCTAGCTTCGAGAAAGATAAAAGCAAGAGCCGCTCACGAGTATCAGACTAAAGAAGATGTAATTTGGACAGGCGAAGAAAAAGAATTCATGCTGAATAACATCCAAACTATGAAGCCTATGGAAATGGCTAGATACCTTCGAAAAGACGAAGCAATAACTGTACTCAGCAAAGAAACAAGAGAAGTTAGAGATTTCTTAGCTTCTGAGGGCGTCAGTGCTTTAGGAAGCGAAAATCCCATATCTGCCCCGAGAGAAGAAGAAGTCGAAGATACCTACAAGGCACCCAAGTCTCAAGACAGAGCAATAAGCAGAATAAACAAATATGTAAACGATACCATAGACAAAGACAAATTAACCTCCACAATAAAAAAGAATGTAGAAACATTAATTAATTATCTTTCTACTTATAGATTTTGTCACCAGATTAATACTTATAGAGGGACAACGGACAGAGAGCTTTTTGAAAGCAGCTTCATAAGGTACACATGGAACAAATCAGACTTAACCCAAGAAGAAGTGGACCAATATATCGTCCTATCTCAAGAGGTCGTTATTTCCGCCAATATTCAAAGAAGAGTAGAAAGATTATCTCAGCTGCTAGATGAGGCTTCTGATGATAGCGAAGGCAGGAGGATATCAATGAGTTTGGTTGAAGCTATAAATACAGCCCAAACAGAATACAATCAATGCGTCTCTCGCCAACAAAAATTACTAGAAAGCCTGAAAGAAAAAAGAAGCCAAAGGCTCAGTAAGGAAATCAAGGAAAATGCTAGTATACTAAATCTAGTAGCAATGTGGAAACAAGAAGAAAGCCGAAACAAGCTATTGCAACTTGCAGAACTGAAGAAAAAAGCAGCCGCAGAAGAAGTTCAAAAATTAACTTCCATGGATGAAATCAAAGCTAGAATAATGGGTCTAACAGAGGAAGAGGCCATAAATGGTTAAATGCGCAGAATGTAAGAAAGGCTTCGAAAGTGAGCGCCAACTTCACGGGCATCTGAAAGCCCATGGGTTACGTATGGCTAGCTATTATCAAAAACATTTCACTCGCAAAGACTTATACAACGGAGAAGTCATAAAATTTAAATCAAAAGAATACTATTTCGAAACCGACTTTAATTCCAGAGGTAATATGCAAAGATGGCTTAAATCAAAACCTTTGGCAGAAGCTCAAGAATACTGCAAAGAAGTCATAAAGAAAAGAAAAGAAAAAAAGAACTTAAAACTAACCCCAACCCAAACAGAGCTAAGGACAATCATGAGTCCACCTGTTCAATTTTATCAAGTCGTATTGGGCGACTATTACAAAATGTGCAAAGACCTAGGGTTAGAGAATAGATTTTCTTCTATTGCCGACGAACACAGTTTCAAACCAGAGGTAAACAAAAAAATAAAAATATGCACTGACACCAGAGAGCAAACACCTCTCAGCTTTAACCACCCTATAAGAGTTAAAGGCCTTAAATTCGGAGACTATACTCTAGACGATCCCGAAATATGTTGCAACTGCTATATAGAAAGAAAATCAATAAGAGACTTTGTGGGAACATTTAGCGGAGGTTTTGACAGATTCAAAAAAGAAGCAAAAAGAGCGGAAGACGCTGGAGCTTATTTGGTGGTGTTAGTAGAAAGAAAGTTAAACGAATGTATGGTTTTTAACAGGCTTCCTTACGTTTCAAAAAAAGTAAAAGTTACACCAGAGTATATTTTTAGAAATGTGAGAGATTTATTACAAGAATTTTCTAGCTTGCAGTTTTTGTTTGTAGACGGGAGACAAGAAGCTTCTAGAGTATCTAAAAAAATTCTTTTTGATATCCATTGTTCCTCAAGAGATCATGATCTTCAGCTAGCATACGACTTAAAAATATTATAAGTTTAGATTTAAAATGTGGTACGCCCCAGAAAAATATAGCAATCCAGAAGCCCCAGATATACTGCGAGAATTAAAAAAATTAAAAGGTGAGCTAGAAGACAAAGAAGCCAGAATTTCATTGGCGAAATTTCTCAGAAATAATTTAGCTTTAACCGTTGAGCTAATAGCGGGAATTAAGCTAGCGCCCTATCAGGAGATAACGCTAAGGGGGATGTTCAACAGAAACTTTACCATGTGCGTTTGGGGTCGTGGTTGTGGGAAAACATTTATTGCAGCGGTTTATTGTTTCTTGCAGTGCGTATTTGAGCCAGAAACCAAGATATTAATAGCTGGCCCCACTTTTCGTACGGCAAGGTTCATATTCACAAACATAGAAAAGTTTGTGGATAGTCAGGGTGCTGAATTATTAGCGCAAGCATTTGGCCACAAAGCAAAAAGAAACGATGCTTACGAATGGCAAATTAATGGAGGGAGTATAACAGCTATCCCTCTTAGCGGGGAAAAAATACGCGGATTCCGTGCAAACGTTTTGGTGCTTGATGAATATCTTCTATTGCCGGAGGAGACAATTAAAACTGTATTGATGCCGTTTCTTGTGGCTCCTCAAAACATGAAAGAAAGGTTAGATATAAGACAACAGGAAGACGAGCTAATCAAAAAAGGATTAATGAAAGAGGACGAGAGAATAGAGTTCGAAAACAAAACCAGAATGATAGCCCTGTCTTCCGCTTCTTACACCTTTGAAAATTTATACAGGACTTACAAAGACTGGACAGAAAAAATAAAGTCAGCCGAAAAAGTAGATAAAGCAACCTATTTTATTTCCCAAATGGGTTACGAAGCTTTACCCGAAGAGATGATAGACCGCACGATTATCGAAGAAGCAAAGTCGGGCGGAGAATCTCATTCTTCTTTCCAAAGAGAATATTGCGCTCAATTTACGGACGGAAGCGACAGTTATTTTAGCGCGAAGAAGATGCATGAATGCACGGTTCCAGATGGCCTAACTCCGACCACAAGAGTTTTGGGAAAAAAAGACTGCAAGTACGTATTGGGGATTGATCCCAGTTTCAGTAACAGCCCCTCTTCTGATTACTTCGCAATGTCGCTTTTAGAGGTAGACGAAGAAACAGACCAAGGAGTTCTTGTTCATAACTATGCTGTGGCAGGAGGAGATTTAAAAGACCACATAAAGTACTTATACTATCTTGTTACGTCTTTTAACATTGTTATGATTGTTATCGATAATGCTGGATATCAGTTTATTGATAGCTGCAACGAGTCGGAGCTTTTCGATAAATTAAAGAATATCGGATTTATGGATTTTGAATCCGATAAAGAAGGTTTGGACTATGATGCTCAAGTGCGGCAAGCCAGAAGGAAATACAATCTAGAGGATAAGAGAATATGCTTTAAACAGAACTTTTCTACTAACTTTATAAGAAAAGCCAACGAACAGTTACAGGCTGACATAGACCATAAAAGAATCTGGTTTGCTTCTAGGGCTACAGCTAACGGATCTGTGTTTGACAGTATGTCCAGAGAAAAGGTTTCCATAAAGATGACGGGACATGATTCTCTTTTAGATTTAATTGAGTTTCAAGATAGCTGGGTTTACGAAACAAAAAAACAATGCGCATTGGTGGAGGTCAAGTCGA